TCTCCACAGCTCATATTGATTAAATTTACTCCACGATTGGTCCTCTACATATTCACCACCTTCATTATAACGTTCAGTAGCAAAATAAGGTGGACTTGTAAATGCACAATCTATATTATCAATTTCATCCCAAGGTAAATCTTCAGCACCACATCTATATATGGTTACTTTTTTTACTCCATCAATAGTTATAATATGGTGTTTATCAAATGTATCTATAATAGCACCTGTACTTTTATTTCCTAATATAGCTTCATATGTTTTAACTTGTTTAATATATCTTTCAAATGTATTTGGGTTTGGATCACAACCAATATATTCTTCAGCATTAGAACAATAAAATCCTGCAAGTCTATCACCCCAACCACAACTTGTATCTAACACTTTTTTAGCTCTAGTCATATCATAAACTGCTTTTGCTACATTAGGTTTAAATTGTGTTGCAATATAAGTTTGTAATCTAAATGCTGATACATAACTCTTATCATTTAATTGTCCACCTCTTAATTCTTCTTTACCATCAACCATTACAGGTTTCATATTATTAATGCCACGCCATATTGGTCCTAAACATCTCCATATATCTTTTGCTGTACCGTGATTCCATACATCAATAGGAGATTTAAAACTATAACTTGAACAATTTAATCTTAAATCTTGGTGAAAATAATTTGATACATCATTGTGAATTGATGGTGCGTCTATTAAACCTAAGCCGTGTTCTTTAAAAGGATATTTGTAATCTTCATATTTTTCAAATATTGTTTTTGTTATTTGGACAATGGGTTTAACATACTGCCATACATCTTGTTTTTTTAAACTCTTAAATGCTTGTAGCATTATATCAGGTGAAATCTCCTTTAAAGGAAATGGTGGTCTAACTTTTGCAATATACTCTGCTAGTTCTTCTCTAAATTTTGCCTTACCTATATCATTTGTAATACGCTCAAACGTTTGTTGATCCATTACAGGTAATCTGTTTTCGTTTATATGTTTATCTAAAAAATTCATAATACTATTATAACACCTTTAATTAAATTTGTCAATCTCATTGCCCCACACATCCCAACCAGGCATTGATGTACGAGCAAATAATTCTATTCTTGGTAAATCTCCACATAATTCTATAATACGATTCCTTATTATATCTGGTTTTCTACTATGTTCCCTTCTTTCACTTACAACTAATCTGTCAACATTACCACTCACTCTTTTAGGTTTACCTTTTGTTGCTAATATACATATCTCTGGATTTGCTCTAGTCCAATAACCTGGTCCTTTAAAATAATAATTCTTAATTCTATCTTTATTAGTTTTGATCCAATAAAAGGCTACGGTCTTATATTGAAAACCCCAACTCTCTACTACAGGTATTTGTTTATGTAATAATGGATCTGTACACCACATAAACAACACACAATCTTTATCTGCTATATCTTTTATAGGTAAATTATTAATATCTTTCATTGTCATTGTCTTATAATGATTCTCTGGATTTGTTTGTGCGTTTTCATTATTCCAATTCTGAAAATGCCAGGGCGGATCTGCATATATTATATTATATTTTTTTTTAATTTGCATAAGTATATACCATAAATTTTATTGACAATATCAGTAAACATAACTGCCATAATTTCATATTAGTTAAAGCAAGATATTGTCCAAATCTTACAGACAAAGAAAGTGTTAATAATAATATCATCCATTCTAATATCATCCGAAAAAGTTCTCCAATGTTGCTCCTTGTCCTTCAATTGACCACCCAATTGAATCTAAAATAAATCTCAATGGGTCTGTAAATGTTTTTGTAAATTGAGTTTCATAATCTACATATTTTTGTATATCAAATTCTCTAGGAAGAATTGTTGAAAAAGATACTACTTGTTCTTTAAATGTATTGGGTAAATTTAGCATTAAAAATTTTATCTTATCGCCTTCTTTTATTGTTGGATACTTATGAGTTAAATGATTTCTTTTTAAATAATGATTATATATTAAAGCACCTTTAACGTGTATTGGACTTCCTTTTTTATATACATTGGAAGTATCTGTATATTTTGAAACATTATTACAAGTTCTAGGAAAAGCAATTTGTTCTGGTGTCATTTTTAAAAATTCTTTTTTAAAGTCAGCTACAAATTTAATTAAATCTTCTTGTCCTTGATTCATAATAACACCAATCGCTTCTTTAATCTTACCTCGGCAAACTTCTGGTGTAGATGATTTAACTGCTTCAACACCCATTACTTTTAATTTAGGCTGTTCATATCGTACACCTTCATCATCACACAAATTCAACACATACCGTTTCTTAGCGACCCATATACCCTTGTTTGCAATGACCTCACGTTTCATTATCATTTTTTGAGCATACGCATTTACGTACTTCGCTAGACGTTTAAAACTATCATCTATGACCTTTTGTAGTTTATCTTCACTTGCCTTATCTAAAAATTCAACTATTTGTTGTATTGATTTTCCTTTACAAACCTTTTCAACTAATGGTGCCATCTTAACATAAATCGAATCTGTATCGGATGCAACCACATAACTTTTATTTTCTGTTCCTAAAACCTTATTCATAAATTTATCAACATCATTTTCAACCCAACGAATTGATAATTGTCCACCTAAAGTAATTGCCTCTGCTTGTCTTACATCAAAATATCTAAAATATTGATTACCAATAGCACCATAAGCACTATTCAATGCAATCTTTTTTGCCATTTGAATATTATGACACCTTGAAATTTCATTTTTATAAATTGGGTCTTTTGTTTTTTGATATTCTATTTGTGCCTTGATAGATTGTTTTTTATAAACAACTCTTTCACCATACATTTTCTCCATCAACTCTGGAAGAAAACCTTGTTTATCTTTTTTAAACATAGCACCATTGGGTGCAATGGTTACATTTTTACCTTTTGCAAAATTTAAATCTGCTCTTTCATTTAAAACACTATCAACATTAACACCGTGATGTTGAACACCAACAAATGTTTCTGGTGAAATATTATACTGCATTATTAAATGTGGATATAAACTATTCAAATCAAAAGAAACAATCCAATCGTGCATTCCTAAAGCTGGATCCTTAACATACGCACCTTCATATTTTGTATCCTTTTCGTGTTCCTCTCTTGGAGGAATCATTATATTTTTATTTCTTAAATGATTATAAATTAAAGTATCCCAACATCTAACTTGACTAAACACATCTATATAATTTACCCGAGATTCATATGCCATCGTTAAACATAATTCAATCAATTTCATTTTGTCCTCAAGTTTATCCACTAACTCTACATCTTGGATATTATATTCTATAAATCTTTGATAATCTTTAGTATAAAAATCTTTGAAAGTATCATATGGATTTTCAACCTTCTCTTCCCCTAATTCTAGTTTAGAAATATAATTTAATCTATAACTCTCTCTACGGACATAAGTAAATTTTCTATACAAATCAAAAAAATCTAATACGGTAATACCTAACATATTCCACCATTGAACATTTTTATTTCCAAATTGTACTCGTTCTGCATTAACAATATTCCAAGGTGATATTTTATTAATCGTATCATTGTCAAAAATCTTTCTTATACGATTCATTAAATATGGTATATCAAAAAACTTAACATTCCATCCTGTGATAACATCTGGATGATTTTTACACCAAAATTTTAAAAACTCTAATAATAAATTTCTTTCATTACTACATTTAATATAAGTTAAGTTTGATTGTTTGGTTACAAATTCTCCTGTACCCCAAGTAATAAGTTGTTTATTGCTATGATTTTTAACCGTGATACAAATAATTGGTTCATTAGCAGTATCAACGTCTGGGAAACCGTGTTCAGCTTCACACTCAATATCTATTGTAAATATTTTAATTAATTTTTTATCCCATTCAACACCTTGCCCATACTCGTCAGCAATATATTGATATGGAAACCTGTCCATTCCATAGATTTTGAATTGAGGCATTGACTTATAAGTTTCCTTAAATTGTTTTGCCTTACCAATACTATGAAATGGTTTAGATTTTAGAAATGTGCCGTCTAGTGTCTGATATATAGATTTTTCTTTTGTTGGCGTATAGAGAGTCGGTTGATAATTAATTCTACTTAAATAGGGTTTGCCGTCTGCAACTCCTCTTATTAAAAGTTTGTTTTTATATTCAATAACGTTAGTATAAAAATTCATAATTTAATCTCCAAATCCATCAATTGCTCTTGGACTAATTTTTGCATTGCCATCTGTAGGTATATGTACTACAAGTCCATCAAGTTTTTTAGTCAATTTTACTTGACAGGATAATCTACTTGTTTGATTTCTGACATTAAAATGCCAGATTTAATAGGTCAATTTCACCCATAATATATCTTACTCCTTCAAGTCTTAATAATTATGTTTCACTCACTTTCGGTTCTGTATCCGAAGGACGTGAATCTTCTTCTTTATTTTCTGCAGCTAAATCAGCTGTAGATTCTTCTTCTTCTTCTTCTTCTTTTTTTATTGCTTCTTGTTCTTCAGCAAATCCTTTTGCCAAAACTTCTGAAGTAGAAGGTTCTTTTTTTACATCCGTAGATGGTTTCTTACCAATGTTATATTTCGCCTGAAGATTCCAGTCCTTTTTTTCTTTAAACGCAATTATTTTAATTTGCGATAAAGGGGCTTTATCTTCAACAGCTTCTTTCTTAACTATTGATAACAAACTCCAGTCTTGCAATAAACTTGCAACTGTGTTTCTTCTTTGTATATCGTTTTGGATTAATGTTGCTTTCTTGCCGTCTAAAGCAAACAATTCTTTGAAATGTACTATGTAATATTTTCCTTGTTTATGTAGTATGTGACAAGATTGATATAAGATTTTATCTTTTCTACTTGCAACTCCTATTCGGGACAAGGTCTCCCTTATTTTCAAAAAGTCGTCTGGTTGTTTTAATGTTATTTCTAACATACTATCAGGCGACCATTGTATAGATTCATCACTCATTTAGTTCTCCCACCTTTGTCAAGTTTCTGTTTTATTAATTCAATATGTTTCTTTGATAGTATGTCCAGAGCAATTCTAGCTTTTTGATTGCTATAACCATAATATTCCTTTACATACTCTAGGTTTTTTGGACGACTTGTAGAAAGCCATTTGCCTCCAAACCTACGTTTCTTTCTTATACTATTTAGAAGAAAATGGAATTGTAACCGTTTAGCTAGGCCGTGTCTTTGATTCATTTCATTACCCATTAAAATAGTATCAACGTGCTGGGATAAACAGCGATTAATAACAAAAGGTGGGTACTTCTTTTCCCAAGTTATGTCATCGCTGTCTAATAAATTTTGTTTGCTATAATTGATTGCATTTAAATAATCTGATAATTTATACTGATTCATCTTTTTTTTCTTTCAATGGGTCCTTTATTTCTTTTATTTTAGAAACTTTATTGCTTTTAAATAATCTTTTAATTCTGGCATCATTACTCCTAAACCACCATCTCCAGATAGCAGACCTAGTCATAGAAACTACTGTAAATATTAAAGCAATTCCTATGCTGTCCAATATGGTT